CACTATATAAAACAACCCTCCTCATCACAATGGCAGTTGTGACTTGGAAGGTTTGGAAGATAATTATAAAAATGGTGTGAAACTATTTAAAATCTTTTCTTTTATTCTTTAAATCAAAAGCATTAGCAAGACACGAAGCGACATAGCATACAGCTATTACCGCAGTTGAAAAGAAGTAATTCACGTAATCATCATTAGCAGTCCTGACAAACATATTAACAGCAACACTTTTAGCAACAGTTAATGAAACATCGTGAACAAACGATGAGGAAGGAGCCAAAAAATATTGATTGATAGATTTATAGAATATCTTATCACTTTCTTTGGTATTTACGTCATCTATTGGATGGGCAGAATTGACGGTTTTACCAAGAACAGGGACATCGACAGTATCGACAAAAGACTTTCTCAAATGAGTGCTAACTTTGCGGACTTCATCATCCGGAAAGCTGTTAGAACTTATGAATTCATCAAGAATTTTTTCAGAAAATAAATTAGATTTGAACATTGGATGATTCTTAGTTACTTGATGCATATAGGAAGCCCAATCAGATAATTTAGATTGGTTAATTCTAATGCTATTCATAACATTATTAACGGTCGATTGAATTTCCAGAGCGTTCATAACATACGAATTATTCATAGTATTTGCGGCTTTAGCGTAAGCTTCGACAGGCAATTTAGATAAGATAGCTTGATTTTTCTTTATTAAATCTAACTGTCGTTGAGTGAAATTTATATTATTCATAATTACCACCTCCTTTCACTAGGAGATAACTAAATTATACACAACACAAAAATAAAAAGGAGAAAAAGATATGATAAAAAATAGTTTGCAAGCTAAAGAACTTGCGGTAATTTTATCTGTTTCTAAATCCAAAGCAGGACAAATAATAAGAGAACTGAATAAAGAGCTTGAAGACGAAGGGTACATTGCGATACGAGGCAGAATACCCGTCCAATTAGCTAGGAAAAAATTTCCTTATCACGACTTATCAGACCAGAGAATAATGGAGGAGTTGAAAAAAGAAAATGAGTAAAACTTATAAAAGCTACCTATTAGCAGTGCTATGCTTCACAGTCTTAGCGATTGTACTCATGCCGTTTCTATACTTCACTACAGCGTGGTCAATTGCGGGATTCGCAAGCATAGTGACATTCATATTTTATAAGGAATACTTTTATGAAGAATAAAAAAACTGCTACTTGCGACAACAAGTAACAGTGACAAACGATTAACAAAATTAATTCGTGTTCAATATAAAACGAAACAAGGAGGAAGTCAAGATGTATTACGAAATAGGCGAAATCATACGCAAAAATATTCATGTTAACGGATTCGATTTTAAAATATTCATTTTAAAAGGTCATATGGGCATATCAATACAAGTTAAAGATATGAACAACGTACCAATTAAACATGCTTATGTCGTAGATGAGAATGACTTAGATATGGCATCAGACTTATTTAACCAAGCGATAGATGAATGGATTGAAGAGAACACAGATGAACAGGACAGACTAATTAACTTAGTCATGAAATGGTAGAGGGGGATTAACTAATGGCTAATCTATATGAGCTATCAGAAGCATTTAAAGAGATGTCTAATCAAGATGAATTAGATCCAACATTACTAAAAGATACATTAGATTCTATCAAAGCAGAAATGAACGTCAAAGTAGATAACATTGTCAATTGGAGACGTGAAACTTTAGGTGACATAGATGTCATAGATAAAGAAATTAAGAGACTTCAAAATTTAAAAAAACAAAAACAAAATTTAACTGATCGTTTAAGAGATTACTTAAAAGAGATGTTAGAAACACAGGAAGTAGATAGTTACCGCACAGCTACTAATCATATTTACAAGCGCAAAAACGGGGCTAGTAAAAATATTATCGATGAAAAACTTATTCCAAAGGATTATTGGCTATCACAAGCGCCAAAGCTTAATTCTAAGCAACTAATCGATGATTTGAAAGCTGGCAAAGATATTCCGGGCGCTGAATTAAAGGTAACGGAAAGTTTGGTGATTAAGTGATGAGTGAGGAACAAGACATTTTACAAGAACTAGGTATTGAAGAAATTAACGAAGATACTCAGAACTATTATTCAATTATGGTATATGGCAAATCAGGAACCGGAAAGACGACTTTAGCCACTAGAGAAAACAACGCTTTTATTATTGATATTCACGAAGATGGCACTCAAGTAACGCGGCAAGGTTTTGTGAAGAGGGTCGACAATTACATTGCTTTTAGAAACACAATTGCGAGTATTGAATCGATTGTAAATACAGCTAGACAAAGAGGAAAGTTACTTGATGTGGTTGTAATTGAAACAGCACAAAAGTTAAGAGATATAACGCTGACTCATGTGATGAACACGCACCAAGTCAAAAAAGCAAGAATTCAAGATTATGGGGAAACATCTAAATTAATTGTTAACTCGATTAGGCACCTATTAAAGGTTAAAGATAAGCTCGGATTTCACGTTGTGCTTACAGGACATGAAGGGCTTAACTCAGAAGATAAAGATGAGAACGGAAAAATTATTAACCCTAGAATATCAATTGAAGTACAACCGGCAATACACAACAACTTAGTAACTCAGTTCGACATTATAGGACACACATTTATAGAAGATCATACAGATGAGAACGGAAATGCGACACACGATTATGTGTTTTCTGTAGAACCTTCTAATTTATATACAACTAAAGTTAGGCATAATCCGCAAATAACAATCAATAATCCAGGTATTAAAAATGCTTCAATTTCAAAAATTATAGATATGGCACAAAACGGAAATTAATAAAAAACTAAAAAGGACGGTATAAAAATTATGAAAATCACTGGTAGAACACAATACATTCAAGAAACTAATCAAGAGGCATTCATGAAAGGTGGGGACTTTTTAGGAGCTGGAGAATTTACAGTAAAAGTTGCAAATGTCGAGTTTAACGACAGAGAAAACAGATACTTCACGATTGTTTTTGAAAACAACGAAGGTAAACAATACAAACACAACCAATTCGTCCCACCATTCCAACAAGATTATCAAGAAAAACAATATATCGAGTTACTTAGTAGATTAGGAATTAAATTGAACTTACCAGATTTAACTTTTGACACAGATCAATTAATTAACAAAATCGGAACTATTGTACTTAAAAATAAATTTAACGAGGAACAAGGCAAGTATTTTGTAAGACTCTCATATGTAAAAGTTTGGAATGAAGACGATGAAGTAGTTAATAAACCAGAACCTAAAACTGATGAGATGAAACAAAAAGAACAGCAAGCAAATGGGAAACAGACGCCAATGAGTCAACAATCAAACCCATTCGCTAATGCTAATGGTCCAATAGAAATCAATGATGATGATTTACCGTTCTAGGACGTGGTTTAAATGCAATACATTACAAGATACCAGAAAGACAATGACGGTACTTATTCCGTCGTTGCTACTGGTGTTGAACTTGAACAAAGTCACATTGACTTACTAGAAAACGGATATCCACTAAAAGCAGAAGTAGAGGTTCCGGACAATAAAAAGTTATCTATAGAACAACGCAAAAAAATATTCGCAATGTGTAGAGATATAGAACTTCACTGGGGCGAACCAGTGGAATCAACTAGAAAATTATTACAAACAGAATTGGAAATTATGAAAGGTTATGAAGAAATCAGTCTGCGTGACTGTTCAATGAAAGTTGCAAGGGAGTTAATAGAACTGATTATAGCGTTTATGTTTCATCATCAAATACCTATGAGTGTAGAAACGAGTAAGTTGTTAAGCGAAGATAAAGCGTTATTATATTGGGCTACAATCAACCGCAACTGTGTAATATGCGGAAAGCCTCACGCTGACCTAGCGCATTATGAAGCAGTCGGTAGAGGTATGAACAGAAACAAGATGAATCACTACGACAAACATGTATTAGCGTTATGTCGCGAACATCACAACGAGCAACATGCGATTGGTGTTAAGTCATTTGATGATAAATATCACTTGCATGACTCGTGGATAAAAGTTGATGAGAGGCTCAATAAAATGCTGAAAGGAGAGAAAAAGGAATGAATAGACTAAGAATAATAAAAATAGCACTCCTAATCGTCATCTTGGCGGAAGAGATTAGAAGCGCTAAAAAAATTAAAAAATTTACCCCTGAGGATTCTAAAGGTTTTCCTGATATAACAAAAGATTCAATAAAAGAACCTAAATAAAAATATTATGGTTGATAAAATCCCATTGTTCTTTTGTTAACCACCCTTGTTTGTTATTGACTATTTCTGTAACAAACAGCTTATCTCCAGAATCGAGATAAGGTTTCAACTTTTCTATCATTTCTGAAGTTGATAAAGAAGAACGGAATAAAAATGAAGATTTCCAATAATTGCAATGACCATTAGAAATTTCCTTTTTTATAACATTTCTCAATTCCTCATATTTTTGTCCGGGTGAGTTTAAATCATATGTTAACATATAAGGTTTTTCCATATTTTATTCACCCCCAATCTAACGCAGTAGCGATAACAAAATTATACCAGAAAGGAGATAACGAAATGGCAACATTTAGAGTTTACAAAGAATCAGGTAACTTTGTCACAGTACACAAAGATTTTATACATGATTCTAATATAAGTTGGAAGGCTAAAGGTATTCTACTTTATTTGTTAAGTCGACCTGATAACTGGCAAATTTACGAAACAGAACTAGAGCAACATTCAACTGATGGACTTAGCGGTTTAAAGAGTGGAATCAAGGAACTGGAAGAAATTGGATACATTCAACGTAGTAGAAAACGTGATAAAAGTGGTAGGTTAAATGGTTATGAGTACTTAGTATATGAGCAACCGCACCACATTCGATTTTCCAACGTTGGAAAAACCGTTAACGGTAAAACCAACAATGGAAAAACCGTTAATGGTAAATCGCATACTACTAATAATAATAGTACTAATAATGATTTAACTAATAATAACAATACTAATAATGAAGGAAGTATATTGTCGGGCAACCCGACGGTGTCTTCCATTCCCTATAAAGAAATTATCGAATACTTAAATAAAAAAGCAGGAAAGCATTTTAAACATAATACAGCTAAAACAAAAGATTTTATTAAATCAAGATGGAATCAAGATTTTAGGTTGGAGGATTTTAAAAAGGTGATTGATATCAAAACAGCTGAATGGTTAAACACGGATAGCGATAAATACCTTAGACCAGAAACACTTTTTGGCAGTAAATTTGAGGGGTACCTCAATCAAAAAATACAACCAACTGGCACGGATCAATTGGAACGCATGAAGTACGACGAAAGTTATTGGGATTAGGGGGATATTATGAAACCACTATTCAGCGAAAAGATAAACGAAAGCTTGAAAAAATATCAACCTACTCATGTCGAAAAAGGATTGAAATGTGAGAGATGTGGAAGTGAATACGACTTATATAAGTTTGCTCCTACTAAAAAACACCCGAATGGTTACGAGTATAAAGACGGTTGCAAATGTGAAATCTATGAGGAATATAAGCGAAACAAGCAACGGAAGATAAACAACATATTCAATCAATCAAACGTTAATCCGTCTTTAAGAGATGCAACAGTCAAAAACTACAAGCCACAAAATGAAAAACAAGTACACGCTAAACAAACAGCAATAGAGTACGTACAAGGATTCTCTACAAAAGAACCAAAATCATTAATATTGCAAGGTTCATACGGAACTGGTAAAAGCCACCTAGCATACGCTATCGCAAAAGCAGTTAAAGCTAAAGGACATACGGTTGCTTTTATGCATATACCAATGTTAATGGATCGTATCAAAGCAACATACAACAAAAATGCAGTTGAGACTACAGATGAGTTAGTCAGATTGTTAAGCGATATTGATTTACTTGTACTAGATGATATGGGTGTAGAGAACACAGAACACACTTTAAACAAACTTTTCAGCATTGTTGATAACAGAGTAGGTAAAAACAACATCTTTACAACTAACTTTAGTGATAAAGAACTAAATCAAAATATGAACTGGCAACGTATAAATTCGAGAATGAAAAAAAGAGCAAGAAAAGTAAGAGTAATCGGAGACGATTTCAGGGAGCGAGATGCGTGGTAATCACAAAACAAAATATAAAAGAAATATTACATTGTAGAGATGTATATGCTCAAAAGATGATTGATTTTGCAAACGGAGACCAAGAGAAACTTAAAAAACTTATTGATGATAAGTTGAAAGAAAAAGAAGAAAGACCCGCAATCGTCGAATATTAAGGAGTGTTAAAAAATGCCGAAAGAAAAATATTACTTATACCGAGAAGATGGCACAGAAGATATTAAGGTCATCAAGTATAAAGACAACGTAAATGAAGTTTATTCGCTCTCAGGAGCCCATTTCAGCGACGAAAAGAAAATTATGACTGATAGTGACCTAAAACGCTTCAAAGGTGCTCACGGGCTTCTATATGAGCAAGAGCTAGGATTACAAGCAACGATATTTGATATTTAGAGGTGGCACAGTGAGTAAATACAACGCTAAGAAAGTTGAGTACAAAGGAGTTGTATTTGATAGCAAAGTAGAGTGTGAATATTACCAATATTTAGAAAGTAATATGAATGGCACTAACTATGATCATATCGAAATACAACCGAAATTTGAATTATTACCAAAATTAGATAAACAACGAAAGATTGAATATATTGCAGACTTCGCGTTATATCTCGATGGCAAACTGATTGAAGTTATCGACATTAAAGGTATGCCAACCGAAGTAGCAAAACTTAAAGCTAAAATTTTCAGACATAAATATAGAAACATAAAACTCAATTGGATATGTAAAGCACCTAAGTACACAGGCAAAACATGGATTACGTACGAGGAATTAATTAAAGCAAGACGAGAACACAAAAGAGAAATGAAGTGATCTAATGCAACAACAAGCATATATAAACGCAACGATTGATATAAGAATACCTACAGAAGTTGAATATCAGCATTTCGATGATGTCGATGATGAAAAAGATATGCTAGCAGAGCGTTTAGATAAAAATCCAGATGAGTTATTGAAGTATGACGACATAAAAATAAGACATGCATATATAGAGGTGGAATAAATGAGTATCGTAAAAATTAACGGTAAACCGTATAAATTTACCGAACATGAAAATGAATTGATAAAAAAGAATGGGTTAACTCCAGGAATGGTTGCAAAAAGAGTGCGAGGTGGCTGGGCGTTGTTAGAAGCCTTACATGCACCTTATGGTATGCGCTTAGCTGAGTATAAAGAAATTGTGTTATCCAGAATTATGCAACGAGAGGCTAGAGAACGTGAAATAGCTAGGCAACGACGTAAAGAGGCTGAGCTAAGAAGAAAGAAGCCACATTTGTTTAATGTACCACAGAAACATTCACGTGATCCGTACTGGTTCGATATTACTTATAACCAAATGTTTAAGAAATGGCAGGAAGCATAAATGCCTAAAACCGATAACGCATGCAAAGAATACTTAAACCAATTTTTCGGCTCTAAAAGATATCTGTATCAGGATAACGAGCGAGTGGCACATATCCATGTAGTGAATGACATTTATTATTTTCATGGGCAT